TCATCAATAACTACATGATAATATAAACGACCGTCGATATACCATCTTTTATAAACATCATAAGCTTGATTATTAAAATCTATAAGTCTTAAAACTTCTTTAAATTCATTATGTATTGCTTTTTTAATATTAGGAGTGATACTGACATCATCTAAAATAAGTCTAACAATATCTTCTTCATCTACACATATAGAAGCATTAACGATTTCATCAACAGCAGCATCGATTTCTGGCTGTACTGCCATATCTCTATACTTCGTGACTAATTCTGCCTCAGTTCTTACGGTTCCATCCAAATCGATGTATGTTCCGTAAGAACCTCCAGCAGATATCGTTACTGCCCCGTCGTCTGGTTCTTTTGGAACAAACGACGGGAAAGTTTCTTCTTTTTCTTTTCTTTTGAATTCAAATCCAAATAATTCTGCCATCAAATCCTACTTTATCAAATAAGTTATCATAATATATATAGCTATTATTAAATATCGCCCGGAAGCGCTGTTGGATATGATGCACCGGAGAATCCACCAGATGCTGGCTCCCAATAATCATAAGCAAATGTTACATCAAAAGTTTCAACAGCATTTGTTGTATCCCAATCTAATGAAATAGCATCGACTGATGTTGGAAAAGCACCTGAAAGAATATATGATCTAATAATGCCTGATTCATCAGCTGGGCCAGCTTTACCATATTGTTGTATTTCGATGTCTACTTTATAATTAGTTGGCGAGCCATCTTCAGCAGCAGACCTATTTGAAACATGTGTGTTAATAAAGTTAAGCCATGCTTCGAATGAATTACGAAGAGTAAAATCTTCATCATTCATTACTGTAATAGTCCAATCTGCGAATGTTCTATCACCAGCAATCTTAATCTTTCTTCCAAAGTATGGAATATCAATTGGATCTACTGTTGATGCAGGAAGCTGAGCTGCTCTGATTAAGAAGCTAGCTCTCTGTGGATCGCCTTGAATTCCTGGTACTGTCGCCGGGAAATCCATTATTACTTTAAATAATGATGGTCTTGCACCACCATAAATTAAACCATTAGACTTAAATGATTCGATATTAAAAGCCATTTATTAAACTCCTCTTCTATTTTTATTTATTAGAATTTGCCGATAACTTCAGAGAAGGCAACACCTGTTCTAACAGCAACAAAATTCAATTGAATAAAATTGATTGAACGAGCTGGCTTAATGTAAATATCGCCGATAAACTCATTACGATCAATAACTTCAGCTGTATTGTTTGTTCCATCACAAACAACCAAGAAGTCAGTGATACCACGACGACCTTTGACATCTCTTAGAAATGGTATAACTAAGTTTCTAAATTGTGCTCTTGTAAATTCATCATTGAATTCAAAGAGTGTAAATTTAGAAGCAGTAGCAATAGCTTTTTCTAGAACGATGAACAATCTACGAACATTAATTCTATCAAACGCTGATGGTTTATTAAGAGCTGTTTTATCACCGAATAGAACAATACCTTGTCCAGGGAAAGCAACTACTGGATTTACACCAGCCTTATAGATTTGATCTCTATCAGCTTTCTTTGGATTGTATGCCAATTTGACAATATTCTTAATGTTACCACGATTGAAACCAGCTGGTGAAAACCAAGGATCATTTGTATTATCTGTGCGAACACATAGACCAGCAATGTCACCATTTAGTGGTACCCAACGATAAACATCGTTGTACTTGTCGTACATGTATTTATAACCAGAATCAACAACAGCATATGAAGTGCTTCTTATACTGTTTTTAAAGTCAAGAATGGCATCCATTTCGCTACCAACATTATTAACAACATCTGCCTTTGATGGTGAAACGAAAGCTACGCAATCTTTTCTTACTTCACAGATATTATCGATAATGTAATTTGCAAGATCTGCACCTGACTTTGCTTTACCTTGAAGAATAAGAGATACGTCAACATCTTCTGCAGAAACAAATTGATCATATCCTGATGCTATCACTGAAAGAGAAGCAGCAAGTTCACTAAAACCATCCTGACCACCGGTAAATTGTAGACTTAATGGAGATTGATTTGTTGAACTAGTAATATTAACAGCATTATTTTTAACTGCATTTGCTCTATCATTTGCAAACCAAACATACTTTGATTGCTCATTGATAACTGTCTTATAATAAAGTGCACTACCATCAGCAGTTTTAGCATCGTCTGCTCTTGAAAGACCTTTAAAAGCTTCTAAGATAGTTCCGCTAACACCTGTGAATCTTCCATTTTCGTCAGTAATTACTACGTGTAATTCGTCGACTGCAGCAGTGTTACCAAATTCAGTAACAAACTCTGATGTTCCAGGAGCTCTATCAACACTATTAAAGAATTCCCAATTACGAGATAGTGTATTAGAAGTATAAGCTTCACGAAGTCTATATCTATCAGATGATGTTAATGTAAATGATAGTGATGCGTTTGTTGCAGTGATTTCACTTACTGCAGTAACCTTAAGGAATTGTTCACCAATAGAACCGTTACCTGCTCTAATAAGATCGCCTGTAGTAATTGATGTTTGTGCAGAAATTATAGCTGTCTGGGCTAAACTCCAAGCAACAAGTGTGTGTGATTCAACAGTAGCTTTTGGTGTAGGAGTAATTAATCCGCCTACTGAACTGTTTGAAGATAATTGGATACCAGTTGAGTTTGAGAATATAACAGTATAAATTGTATTATTTGTAAGACCGGTTGGAGCAGTATTACCAGCAGCGGCCAAATACTTAACAGTAGTACCATTGGCAATAAAATTACTTGCTAAAGAAAGAAAACCGTTAGCGCTAATGCCTGTATTGACATTGAATGTAGTAGTATTACCAGAAACTGTTACAGTAAGTGCAGTCGAATTGGCTACGAATTCACCGGTATAATCATTCTCGGTGTTTGATAATAGAATGTTTGACTGATAAGCATTAGCAGAATCACAAACTGAAATTTTTAGTGAATTACCAAGATTACCTGGATATCTGGCTACATACAATACATCAGCATCAAAAGTACCATCTACTTCATCGTAGTGATCTTCATTTTTAACAATTTGACTTAGTGAGTTTGCAACTTCTCCAACGTTTGCAAATGCTGTAAGTGTGCCAACATTTACTGTATTAGTTGTTGTATTAGCTACACGAACTACATAAAGCTTATTTCCATAAGAAAGGAAACTGGCTGCAGTGAAGAATGTTTCCTCGGCAAAGTTTTTATGTGGCTTACCGAAGCGATCTACTAGAGCTATTTCAGAATCAACTAAAACTCTTGTATCTAGAGGACCCCATCTGAATATACCTGCAATAGCACCTTCTGTAGTAGATACAGCAGGTACTATCGTTGTTAGGTCAATTTCAGAAACGTTTACACCTGGACTAACTTGAAATGGCATTGTTTTCTCCTCCCATTATGGAAATATTATTAATAACGTTTGATTTATTTATAATAATATAATTTTTATGATACTCTATCATCAGCCCACATCCAATTTTCAGTTTTTGGAAGATCTAAATCAGGTTCATCGTTACCCTCAGAAAAGAATCCAAAAGGTGTTAATTCACTAGCAATTTGATCATCATCTTTATCTCTAATTTTTGTTAGAGTATTAATATCTGTCATCTCTCTAAAATAATGTTGATCTGAAAGCCAAGCAAAAAGAACAAATCCCATAACCAAGTCATCATGATTTCCTGATTCTGCTTCGTATGATTTTCCTTTTCTGGAAAATGTAGATAGTTCGTGAATAGTTTCATGATCATTAACTATTAATTGATTTTGTTCTATTAATAATTTCATTATAGAACAACCAACTGATTTTACAGTTTTAGTAGTTCTAATACCTTTATCTGCGCTAGAACCACTAAAACCAGAGGAAATTCTTTTTCCGGATCTACCATCATTTTCAGATGATAAAAGAGTATCCATATCATATTCATAATATAACATATCTGATACTTGACCACCAATATCATTAATCTCAACCAACACAGAAGCATTGTTATAAGATCTGCTTATACGATGTATAATTGAACAATAATCTGTGGGAGTAATCATATTATCTCTAAATACACATACCTGTTCATATGGCATCTTTGATACATCTATAACCTGAAAAGCTGAATAATCTAAACCTTTACCTCTTGAGACATCGACAACCATAACATAAGAATGTCCAAGTGTAGGTTCTACATATTGTTTAACACCATTTTTATCAAATATTGGTATCTTAGCTACAAGTTCTTTTAATTTCCAACCTGCTATAAGTGTACCAGAACTACCAAGAAATTCAACACAATATTCTTGTTCGAATTTCTCTGTATCGAAACTCATAGCAGCTATTGTATCTTCTCTCCATTTTTCATCTCTGCCAGGAACATTATACCACATAACTTTTATTGGATTATAATTATTTTTCTTTTGATCAGCCTCTACCCATATCTTATGAAAATGATTAAGTCCATTAGGTGTAGAAACTAAAACGATTTTAGAATCGTTACCTGATGAAATTGTAGGATAAACTGATGTAAAGAATTCATCCCATGTATCGATGAATGCTGCTTCGTCAATGAATAGAAGGTTAATAGAATAACCACGAATGGCATCAGATGATGTAGCCGCAGCAATGACTCTTGAATTATTTTCAAGAACAAAAGATCCTTTATTCCATTCAATGATACCTTGTTGTAACCATTTTGGAAGATGTTGATATGCTAATTGAATACGACCAAGAATTTCTCGTGCAGTATCACCTTTGTTAGCAAGAAGTGCTACAGTTTTATCTGGGTTAAATATAATATACCATAGAATAAATCCACAGGTTGTTGTGGACTTTCCGGCCTGACGAGCAGTAGCAATAACCGTATATCTATTATCGGCCATAGATTTTACCATTTCTTTTTGGTAATCATACAGCGTAAAGTTAATTAAACCTTCATTGATGCTGATAATCTTCATATATTTTTCAATAAAATATATTGGATCTTTAGCACATCTCACATATTCTTGCACAAGTTCTGGAGTCCATTGTATCTCAACAGAACGTCTTTTAAGATTTACGTTACCTTTATAACCACCTTCAATTAAAATTTCTTCAGTCATTTTTTTTCATATCCTTGATGACTTTCTGAAGTTCTGCAGTAGATCCAACAAACAAATTATTATGATTTACAGTAGTATTATTGGTTGGTTTTTCGATATCATGAATTTCTCTTATAGTCTTCTGTATACTTAAAAGATCTTTATTAGCATCAAGCAAATTCTTCATTAGAATAGCCACAACTTCATATGCTCTGGCCTGTTGTGATTGATCAGCAATTTGCATAAGTTTATCTAAAGCTTCAGACCCAGTGTCAATTATATTATGGATATTAGACCTAGCAACTGTAAAATCATCTTTTGCTGTATCATCATTTGCTTCTTTTTCTAATCTTTTTATGACTGAAGTTATTGGACTTATTCCTAGTGCATTACCAATTGGATCATTATTAGCTGTTGACATTTTTTACTCATTCTGTTATAATAGATTCTATGGAGACACAATATCCAAAATCATCATCTGCTTCAATCACAGATAGAGCTACTGATGCATTAACATTTGATGTTGGTAAACCATTCGCAGTTAAACCTGGTCTTACATCAATCTTTTCAGATGGAGTAGTAATTCCAACAGCACTAGCTAGCTGTCCATCTTCTACCTGAGGTATATAAAAATTAGTATTAGCAAACTTAATTATACCTGATTTCTTAACAGGTCCATAGATATAACCTTTTAATGTAAAATCTAAAGTCCATATAAGAGCTCTACGTTTATCAAAATCTCCATCATATGTATCTTCTATATTTATAGATTCTAATACAACAGGAATATCCATATTGATTCCCATTTCAGGTATCAATTGAACTGTAGTTGTCCAATCAGGAGTAAAGAACGGGAGTATTTGTTCTACAATCTTTGTACCATCTTCTGCATTTTTTACATATACATAAAGTCTAAATGATAGATTATAAGGTACAGGATTATATTGATATTTTAATTTGCTTGTAGAATCTGCATCTTTTACAACAGATCTTCCTATAGTACTTAATTTTCTGCTACTATCATATCTCATATCAATCATTTCAAATGACATGCGAGGTAAAATAATAGCAGTCTGTCTATCTAGGTTTGGATCAGCATC